TTTAATTTATCTGTCATGTTTTTATATTCCTGCTATACTATTTATCGTGGTAGGTCAGTTGTTGAGTCGCGTAAGAATTTAGCAACGTTAGAATTACTCTGTGCAATGCTTGTTCCTACATCAGACCATAACGACCCGACCTTTCTAAAAATATTTACTGTTGTTCCAATAGGCGGTGGTGTAGTTAATCGCACATAAGCACCTATATTTTTGTTTACTGCATATTCTGCCTCTAATGTAATATCGCCTTCTGGTGAATCTTGCTCAATGTAGTTATATGATTGTAACGGTGTTTTGCGCAATCTTTGACCTGCTGTAAATACTTCAATATCTTGCGCTTCCCAATACTCATCTGGTATTGTATCTTTATACCAATTAGTTGCACTAGTTGGATTAGGAATCGGTGCGTATGGTAATAATATTTGAACATATTTAATACCGCCTGCAACTACAAAACTAGTTTGCGGAGTATCGATCGGTATGTTAGTAAACGGATTAACTACAATTAAGTCATATGCTCCCGGAACATTAAATCCAGGCACATCAAATTCTAACTGTGTATCACTTATATATCTTGTAGTAGCTTCTGTTTCACCTACAAACACTTTTACACTAGGAGTAAATCCTTCTCCGATAACTGTACAAATTTGTTCATACACGCCCGGAACCCTAACAGGAAATGCCGTGTTGTTATTAAAATTGTAAGTAATACTAGTAACGTTCATGTTGTCGCTATTTTCGTATTCGTCTAGTCCAGTATTATAACCGCCAGCAACAGCCGAAGTTAGTTGTGTTTGGTCTTTATAAGGAATAGTTGCTGACACTCCTTGTTCCATAAACATTGTACCTGCATCGTAAACTTCTTTAATGCTTGTTCCTAGCGTTCCTCTGCGTAATTGTGTTAACTCGTTTCCACTTTTTCCAAAATATTCTATTCTTTCGCCGTCAATAAAAATAACACCTGGATATTTTGCATCTACATCTGGTTCTGGAAGTGTAGATGCATCAATTACAGTAATTACAGTATCGTACCAATTTAATGGTTCTTCAATCTGATGAAGCTTTTGTAGGCGTTTATAGTGAGTGCGGTTAAGCATATCTTTAAACTGTCTCCAGCCAAACTTATCAACAACTACATTATCTGCAAAATGTAATACCTGTAGTTTGTCGCCTTCGACTGGCTGTTCGACTAATTTAACATACTTTTTATTAGCAGTTATTGAATAGTCAACGTTTGGAGTTAGTAGATCTCCGTTTTTAACTACCCATGCATATTCAGCATCTATAGCAGGTTTACGTAGTGTAATAAGCCCTTTTCTTAGTAAACTGAAACTATGATATAACTCAGTTCCCGGAGTAGTTTCTGTTTTTTCGGTTACTTCAAAACTTTGACGTTCAAATCCTTGACTATTATGATTACTAAACTGGTAAACTTTAATTTTATCAAATTCGTTGTAGGCACTATCTAGGTATAGTGTGCCAGGAGTTTTTACAAAATTATTGTCGCTTTCATAGTAGCCCATTCTATATTCACCCGAAGTAATTACAAAAACCTTTAGTTCGTCACTGTCTTCGCCAATACCAGCAGTAAGTGTAATAGTTGAACCTGGTTGTGATTGAGCATCTAAAGACGAATCAAACGAACCTGCACCTTCAAATGTCCATGTTTGTAAATATTCTAGCTCGATACCATTTAGATATACTATTATATCGTAGCTGTTAATACTTGCAACAGGAATTTGTGTTAAATCTAATTGATATTCTCGCTGTGATGTTGTTACATCAAATGTTTGACTATATCCCGAATCTAGTATTTTGTTGTTAACCTCAACTAATACATATGCACTTTCTGGCTGTTGTGCAAATGGTGCTTGACTTAAATCAAACACAGTTGTGCTGCCATCTGCTTCAAATTCGTCAACTGTTACTGTACTGTATTGCTGAGAAATTTCAGTACCTCCTTCTGCAATCATATAATCAATTATTGATCCAACTTTAGGAGGTTCAGCAAAGCTTACTACAAAGTTACCTTGATTTTCATAGCTATCATCAGACTCGAGTAGAGTAACGTTAGTTTGTGTTCCGTCTACAGTAACATATGCATTTGAATTCTCTTGATATCTTACATTTGTAAGAAATTCTATTGCACTTCCGTTGCCAGTAAACGTGTCAATTTCAAGAACTGAACCTGCACTTGGTCCGACATTAACTAAGCTAATTTTTGCACTATTTGACGGAGCAACGTTAAACAATATTTTCTTTGCATTAAAATCAAATGTATATTCATTTTTATCTAAAATATTATAGTCTATTTTTACAAATAGGTTTTCAGTTTTTCCAATGATAGATCCTACATCAAACATGCGTTGTACGCCATCGCCTATATAATTTCTAGAACTAATTTGACTTGCGCCGCCTGATGGCTTTTCAAAAACTTGTATATCTAATGTATCAAGCACTTGTCCTGGAACAATTTCTTCTGGACCTTTTGAAGTTGTCGGAGTAACAAAGCCATCGCCGTCAATATTAATACTTGCAGAGTCTAGACCTATTGCAGTTGAATATACTAAGTCACCGCCGTCTATTGAGGTGTCGTAACTTTCTAGATCAGCAATAAAACTACCGTCTGATGTTGATTTTCTAATTATCAAAACATCTCCAGATGCTGTAGGAATTATGTCTTCATCAAATACAATAATACCGTCTTCTAAATCTGTATCATCGTCATACAATGCAATTCCGGTTTGTCCTGATCCTGTAATTGATAACATCTGCGCATCTAGATTAGTAGCAGAACTTCCATTAGTATAATCGTCTGCATCAATTCTTATACCATTTCTATATACATTATAAACTATACCATCTTCTAATGGCTTAGCAAATGTCAATACTCGTGTACTGTCATCTCGTAACTGGAATATTTCATCTTCAAACGTTGTATCAAATACATCCCATCCTTGAGACATCCACGGAGCCGAATTCCACCCAGTAGTTCCGCTAAAATCAAAACTTCTTACTTCGACGCCGCCGTAGTCAACGCCATCCATTAGTTGACCTAGTGTTTTACCAAAGTTATCACTTGTTGGTTCATATGCTAAATTAATACGATCTTGTGCCTTAAGTAAATTAATTGATTTAAAGTATTCTATTTTAATTTGTGCATTGGCAGCAGGCGGATCGATAAATCGAATTTGTCCATAATACCTATCATATCCTTTAGATCTATCTAAGATATTTAAGAAAGTATATCTTCTAGAAAGAACTTCGTCGTCATTTTCAAAAACAGTAACTCGAGTAGTTCTTAAATCTATTGGCCATTTCAAATTGAAGTCAATTATCTTACCGCTGGAAACAAATGTTTCTGTTGTATCAAGATTAACAAATTCATATGTACCGCTAACTCTATCAAACTTGATAATAGTCTGTAAACTTCTAACAGGACTATCACCGATAACAGCAAATGCGCTTGCTTCGCGCCCTCCGGGAGCAAACGAACCGTTTAATGTTACTACAGGAGCTTCAAGAAATCCATTGCCTTGCGTTATAACAGTTATATTATTAACAGAGCCGCCTCGACCTAAAGTTGCTTTTGCAGTTGCGCCGCTACCGCCGCCGCCACTAATAGTAACAGTGGGCGGAGTTAAATAGCCTTCTCCTGAATCTTTAAGTTCGATTCTTATAATTTTATAGCCTGCATTATCTGCCCAACTTTTATTTGGATACGTGTTTATTTCTTCAGGGTTGTCTGATATAATACCACTAGACGATGTTTTAACACGCAACGGTTGAATAGAATCTGACAACGCATTATATCTTGCAGGTAAGTCAAAATCAGACACAAACGACTGAGATTCGTCAATTGCTTCGTATGAACTTAAATATTCTCTAATTTTTGTTTTGTAAGGTTTAACTTCTTTGATATATTCTTCATAGCTAGGAAGATTGTCATTTTGGAAGTTAGTTTTTTGTTCTAAAGTTCCCACGTTATGTTTAGCTTTTAAGAAACTAGTCTTAAATGCCCAATCTACATACTTTTGTTCAGCGAAGACATAACGTAATCCTGCAAAGAATAATTTATTATATTCTATTGCTAAATCATTAACAAAAATATTATCTTTAACTGTGTTTAAAATAAGTCTAGTTTCAGAAGTTGGAAGATTATCAAACGATAATACATCATAACTAGTAGTATCAAATCCTACTAAACCAGCTTTAACGTCATAAAGTGTATCTTTAAATTGTATTGTGCCGTCTTTTCGGCCAATAGTTTTATAATTTACAGAATAATCAACACCTATTTGAGCATCAATCTTTTCTAGTAATAACCATCCGCCTGTGCCTATATTGTTAATTTTAATAACACTGCCTATAGTATCGTTTATTGACGGCAGGTCATATGGAAAATCAATTACAAAATCAATTTTTGTAAATGTATTATAACCTGTTTCATACCAATCTATATAATTCCAATATTTTGTAACATCGTAAGCCTGGCTCTCAACTAAAATCCATTCTTTTAATATTACATCTCTTTCATATAGAGCCCATTTTCCAATAAGAGTTTCATCAGATTCAACTAACACAGTATATCTTCTTACAGACAGCACAGTAGATTGATTATAATTACTGCCTTCATTATTAATAATTGTGTTTACAATTCTTCCCTGGCTGTCAATTACTGTTTCAATTTCTGCCTCGTTGCCTATTCCTAACACCTTTACTGTAGGTGCTTGTAAATATCCTCTACCTGGCTCAACTATATTAACTCTTACAATTTTTCCGTTTTCGACAATTGCTTCTAATTTACCCTGTTGAGCCTTAGCAACACCTACAAATTGTAAATCAATTAAAGATTCAACAGTCCTATCCCAACGTCTACTTGCTTGGCTAGGTGCAGGATCAACTTGAGTTAATGCGGAAATATCTTTGTCATCTGCAATTAAATTAGATTTTAATACAGTATTAATTCTAGTAATAGTTTGTTTAAGAGCTTCTTCTCTGTTTACAAACCATCCTTGTCTAGGTTTATTAAGTATTCCATACTTTTCTTTTGCACTTAGTTCAGGAGCAGGAGTTTGTTTATTATTTTCATCATATCCAACTAAACTATCAAACCATTTCTTCTGTATATCTCTTTTTGGAATGCTTGTTTCTAAGCCTTCGGTTAAAATTTGATATTGATTGTGAATATTTGTATCTTGATTTTCGATAGTCCAATATTGCACACTTAATACAATGTCTTGATCTTTTACAAGATCGTCACAATTATGAACTCCAAACTGGTTGTTTGATATTAAACTTATAAATCTATATCCCACGCTTGCCGGATTTAGAATTAAGTCTGCAACATCTCTTGCACTTAGTGTTCTAAACTCAATATTAGGAAGCGTAGTTTTATTTTTAACCCAGAAGTAAAAATAGTTAGTAAATGTTCCGGACGACTCGTTGTATTTTCTTTTTAATACATATGCATCGTCTCCGCTGCGAGATTGGCCTGTAACTCCTTGTGTAATACCTTTATTAGTTCCACTTAGTTTATCCCACTCGCTTGGAAGTAGTTTACTTTCAACCCATTCATAAACATCAACTGTATTAATACTCGAAAACGCACTATTCCAGTTATTAGCACTAAAAATAACATCTGATTGATAAGGATTTTTAAATTTAGCATTAGTTAAATCCCACCATAGTTGACCAACTTGAGCACTACTCCAACTGTTAGTAGGATCAGTATTTGGCAGAATACCAGTAGTATAAGTTGCAGGATCATAATATGTTTTATACCGTAATTCTTGTTCTGCAGGTCCTGCAATTTTTCCTTGGAGTGGATCGATATAATCAATATATCTAACAATTTCGTTAGTACTTTTATTATAAAGTACAGCACGTTTAATTTTATTAACATCCACAGTTTCTTTTGATTCTCTTAAAACATTCCAAATTTGTGTGTTTTCTGGTATTCGATAATCAACAACTGCGCCACTTCGTGTACCTTGACTGTTTAAAAGTGTAGGCAATCCTACATAAACATGATTATTTTTTAATAATGTGTTCAATCCAAAAAACGAAACATTTGGTACATCATAATCAATTGTTTGTGCATATGAAATAGTATCAATATATCTTTCGTATATTTTAATATTGCCAGTGTCTTTAGTAACACTTGAAAAACTAGTAAGCATATTATCAAATGATGTTATTGGAGATGTATTGCCAACTTCAATTCCGTCAAATGTTGTTGAAATTTGAGAATCACCGTTACGTGATCCTACAACTAATCTGTTGCCGTCAAAATCAACTGTCCATCCAAACAATTCTGTTTTTTCTTTTGACGGACTATAAAGTTCTTGTGCTAGTTCAAACACTCCATTTGTCTGTTTGTAAATATAAACCTTGCCTTGATCTAGTATTTCTGTGTCGTCGTACGGTGACCCTACTGCAATTAATTTTCCGTCGTTGCTTATTGCAATATTGTAACCAAAATTTGTATTTTTGTTAGGAGCCTGTATTGTTTGATCTCTATAGAAAGAACCGTTTAAATTTCTATATACTTCGATGGTATTTGGTGTTAATCCTTCGTACACTGTAGTTAAAACTAAAACTTCACCGTTTTTACTTGTATCAAATGCTTTTGCATATTCTATTAAGCCAGAGTTATTAATTACAACAGTACTATCGTCTCCTACAACATTATCTGTTATGTTTGGTAAGAAACCTAAATAATCAGTAACTTCGTCTATTACCGTCCAGTTAGACACATCAAATTGACCAGGGCCTGTAGTAGTGATTGCACTGTATAAGTTATTATTATAATAAACCTTTTCATCAGTAAAATAAATTGTATCAATATCAAACGAGCCTCGGTAGTTTTTGTCTCTAGCAGATTCCCAGCCATATGTCGTTTCATTTATTTCGCCGTTATTAATTATATATAGTTTGCCGTTGTTGTTTTGGCCTCCGTTTGTAGATTTAACAAATAACCTATTAAAATCACCATTTGCTGTTAGATTTAATTCGCTTGCTAAGAAAGCACTGCCTTGTCGATCAGGAGCAATATAAGAATTAATCTTACTAAATTGTCCTATGCCCCTTCTTTCATAAACAGTATACATTCCTTCGTTTACAAGCTCTGAATACTCCGAGTTGTCAATCCAGTCCGAATTGACTCCGGCATTTGGAGTAGCAGGAATATTATATCTAATATTCCAGTCATTATTGTCAATAGTTGGTAGGTTTGGTAGTCTAGGAATGCCGCTAACTTCTTCTTCTCTATAGAACCAATATTCGCCGTCAACAATTGTATCTTCTCTAGTCGCAACATCATTATCCGTATTTTGTATTTCGATATCAACACCAGTATCAAAAACAATAAATTTACCAATGCCTTGAGCATCAAATGGATAACAGCGTTGTTCTATTTGACCAAAAACACGTGACCCTGAAATTGGATCGTAAACTGGATCTCCAGTGCCATCAGATAAGAATTCAATTTCTCTATTTTCACCAAAGTTATTACCTAATGCCCAAGTGCCGCTGACGTTTTTAACATATATCCTACCGTTAGACGTATCAAATTTTTGATAGAATACAATTTCGGCAGTTCCTAAATTTGTTACATCTCGAACAGTTATTCCTACTTTAGGTTCAATTGGTATGCCACCTAAGTTTTTAGTAATTCTAAAATCAATATATCCATCCCAAACATCGTATACTGTTGATTTCTTATTAACAACTGTTGAAGAAAGTCCTATCCCTTCTAACGATCTGCTACCTAGGTCGTTTGTTGAAAACGGAGGTAATATATTATAAAATACATTTAATTTGGGATTCGATGCATCACCTTGAATTACACCTTCTGCTGTTATCGAATCACTTAACTCTTTAGGAGCTCGTAACACATATAAAGACGATTCAAAATTGCCCGAGACATCTAAAGGCCCTGGATTACCTGAATAACTTAGTGTTATAACTTGAGAATTTTCTCCATCTAAACTGCGTTCTACACTTGACGAATAATCTAAAACATTGTAATAAAATTTATCTGTGCTAGAACTACCTGTAGGACTAAGATCAAAATATACAAGTCCGCGACCAATGTCTGAGTTAATTTCGGGAACTGTATAATTCGAAGGTGCTTCTATTCTCCAATACCCGCCCCAAGAATCTTCTGAGTCGGCTGCTGTATCTATCGGACCAGTTGTTTCATATTCGCCAACAAATTCGCCGATGCTAGTTGTTAAAGATCCTACTGTACCAAATGTACCATTTTGTTCCTTAACGTAAATTACTAGTTTGGCTCCTACGTTTTGTGTATAACACACTTCGCCGAACCCTGTTAGAGTTTCAATAATTTGACCTACTAACGGCGTTGTGTTTGAATTTTCTACATAAAGAATACTGTCAATTTTTTCAGTAATTATATGACTATTAGTTAAAAAGTTACCGGTAATTTCTGGTATGTTGCCATTAAACGGTTCTCTACTTAATAAGTCATCAGCAAACTGGTTTGCATAAGTTAGGTCATTCCAACGCAAGTGAATTGTGTCAGTTATCTTTGAACCTTGATACATATCAAGCGGTGCTTTTATCAGCAAGTGATTAGTAATAAATTCTTGTTCTAAAAAGTCTGTCGAAAACGGATAATCGCCTGTTAGTATTGATGGCTTAATATCATCATCTTCATTTAGCTGTGCAAGATCAATAAGTATTTCAGAAACAGATTCAAAGCTTCCAAACTTAATATTTTCAATTGAGCCTAATACATCTTTATTTGCTTGCCAAATATTGTCTTTATAACGAACAATATCTTGATCATTATAATTTGTATCTTCGTTATAATCCCCTTGATATGTAGAATTAACCTGTGTTGCATTAGGAGAACCAACTACTAGATATCTACCGTTCGGCGATACTGCTATAGATGCACCAAAACGTTGCACATCATCTGGTTTATTAATTTCAGTAAAGTTAGATACATAATTAGACCAAGTTTGATCAATTGTTTCGAAAACTCCAGGCTCAATTTCTTGTACAGTAGACGTAAACGAACTAGACGATTCATAATACATTTTATTAAAAACAACAATGTCGCCAGTGTTGTATACTGTATTTCCTGTAAAAGAAGGATATGACTTAGCAAGACCTTGATCTGGATCTATTACTTGATTAAGCTGATACGACCCCGAGTTGCCTGCTCTAACATAAGTAAAGACTTTACCGTCGACATTGTCAGGCGAACTAACTACTAATAATGTGTTGTTATCGTTTGCTGCAATAACTTGGGCATAATTGTGTTTGTCTCCTGATTCAGAATTTTCAATAGCTTGTTGTACATTAAATCCTAAAGTATTATTAAATACTTTCCATTTTCCAGTACCATCGTCGTCGATCCATACACGAGTAATAGCTTGCTTATATTTTTGTATTAATTCGCTTGCTTCGTTAAGATTAGAAGACCGTACACTTACAAATTTTGTTACAATAGGATTAGTTACAGTGTTACTTTCTGTTAAAGTTGAACCTTCTACTGTAATTTTATTATTAATAATTTTTGTTATTTTTGCAAATTCTGCGACTTTGTTATCTTCTTCATCAGTGTATTCAATACCGATAATTTCGCCAACACTTAAATCGTTAGGAATAGTGCTAAACGATAACTCTGTTTGATTGCCTACACTAATAACGCTTTCTAAGAATATATCATCCTTTAAGAAAACATAAACATTCCAAGATTGTTTTACGTTTCCTACCCAAACAAATTGTTTGTATCTAATATCATCGTAATTTATATTAGCAATAGAATCGTATGTGTCAATTATAAAATCAACATCATCAGAATTTACATATCCAGCAGTCTTAACATATGTGTCATCGACATATGTTGTAGGAAACGGTGCGTGGTCGTAATTTTCAGGTGTTAAGTAAGTTTCAAAAGGTCTAATTCTATAAACTAAGTCGGTTTCATCACCAGTAACTGAATTTACTAATTCTACACTTTGCGGTTGTAGTCTAAACTTATCTTCGTCTAGAATATATTCAACTTCGTCGAACCCGTCTGCTGCGCCATATTGTCCTACTTTAATAGCCCATTCTTCATAGAATTCTAAACTATCTTTGTCTGCACTTCCTAGTACATCAAACAATTTAGTTAATGCATTTTGTGTGCCTTTGTCTTGAATCATTCCTTGATAGAATTTGTACTGACTTACATCATCATTAATAATGTTAGCAAGGTAGTCTCTGTTTTGATATCCAATTAAATGCTGTGCAAATTTTTGCTGTTCTAAATCAAAATTATCAGTATCTAGATCATAAAAATCAGCAAACTGATTTGTTTTGTATTCAAAGTTTGGCATTAACTGCGATTCGGGCTTTTCGCTAAGTATTGACCACTGACTTGCAACAAATACTTCTGTTCCTGGAATTTTATTTTTAGCAATATAATAAAACTCTTTGTATTTTACTACATCGCCTATATTATAATCTTTCCAAGATTTCCATTCTGTAATAACTACATTGTCGTAAACAAATCCCGGAACATTAATAGAACCGTCCCAGTCGCTAGACTTATAACCTAATACTTTAATTCTTTCTTGTCTGTATCCAGGTTCTTGATCAAAGATAATATCTCCAAAAACTGTCTTATTATCAATAACAATAGCGTGCTCTTTTTGCACTAACGAAAGACGTACTGAATAAATTCCGTCTTCTGTTGATTTTGGTCTAACAACAAATTCTTGAGGATTTTCTCTAGTTAAACTAACATTTTGTGGTAAAAGTTTTTTCCCATCAGCTTTAAGTAAGCTATATCCGTAAAACGTATCGTAAATATCGTCAACAACTGCATAGTTAGAATTAAATTTAAGTTGGAACGCTCCGGGACTCAATGTTATAACAGCCCCTTCTCCCCAGTTTTGAGTTGTCCAAAACATAAATTCCTTTGCACTAGTTTCCCAGTTAGATACAAAATTAGAGTTTTGGGCATAATAGTCAAACACAAACCCTTCAGTTTCTAGATAACGATTATACCCTAAAATAAAGTCAACTACTTCTTGAATTGTTTTAAACACACTTCCGTATGGAAGTTGTTCAACATTATTAGTAAACGCTTTTCTAAAGTATGCTTCGCGGCCGCCTTCTTCTGGAATTTTAGGTATTTTAGCAAATTTTGTATCGTCAAATGTATTACTACTTGTGTGGGTTTCCGTAGCTCTATAATAAGAATTTTGATAGTCTATTATAGTTCCTAAAACATATGTTTTATTTTCGTTCCATTCTACAAAGCTAGCACTAATGCCGCCAATTCTCACTAGCCGATCACTTTGCAATTCAACTGCTGGATAATAGTTAAAATATGGTAATTCTTGATCGTAGCCTCTTACTACAAATCCATATGACTGTTTTTCAACTATAACTCCGCTGTATGTAATAGTTTTAACTGGAGTACTTGTATTTAGGAAAATTTGATAGTTTTCTTCCGGAATAAAAATGTTACCTTTATTAGTCGGTGTGCGACTATCTAAAATAAGTTTAAATTTATCCTTTGTAGTAAATCCTCCTAATTTAAAACCAATTTGATTATTAATAGTTGTTAATCTTTGTTTATACTCGTCATACGGCATCTCTACTGTTGACCCTAGATAATTGCTAATATAATCTATTAATCCCGATGTATACGTTCTAGTAGTTTGAGTAGAGGTGTTAGGAAATTCTATGTCTGAAAGCTGAATTTGAGTGTTAGACCTATTATAAATGATATCACCAGTAAGTCCTCTAACTTGTCTAATTCTATCAAACGCAGTGGAAAATACCTTAGCCGGCTGAGTTACAATTAACGAAACAAGTAATGCAAAAGGATATTCAGAGCTTCGACGCCAAGCGGTTTCAACCGGGCTGTAATCACCAAATTTAAAATTATCATTTAATGTAGTTGAATTGAAACTTTCAACAAAACTGCTTAATACAGGACTAACTAAGTTTCCGTCATCGTCAACCGGAATGTGCGATGTTAAATTTTTTCTAGCAACTTTTTTGTTAGTTACACCTGGGGTATATGGTGTTCGAATAGTACCGGCTTCAATATCTTCCCACATTAAAAAGTTGTTTCTAGTGTACGGAGCACTACCGTACTGCTCGTCCCACCAGTCTGGTTTAATACTAAATCCTTGCATTTCCCAAGGGTGTGTATGAGGACGATCAGTATCATATGCGTATTTGTAAACAGCTCTCCACCATCCATTTACTGGATGTCCGCCAATGTCTGTCATCCCGGTATGGTTAAATGTAAAAGTATTTTCTCTTTCAAAAAACTCATGTATTGTATAATCTGAATCGACTAATTGTAACCATTGGACAAAGTCGCTAATCATAGGCTTATTAATTTGCGTTAAAGTTAGTCCAGTATCTCTACTGTGGCCGGGAACAAAATCATTAATATCAAATAGATCAGTATTATATTCAACTTTAAGATTATTAAAAATTCGTTTTTCTAATTCTAATAAAAGGTCATCTCTAAAGTCGTTATATCCTACAGTAATACTTCCATCATGACCTTGTATTACTGTTGTAGGTTCTAAATACGTATTATCAATAAAAGTCTCAGGAATAAATTTAGGATATATTCCTAATTTAGTCGGTGTCGGTGGAACAAAACTACCATTTGTCGATTCGTATTCGTAAATTTCAATTAAATCGCCTTGACTTTTATCAGCAGTAACAATAACAAATCCTTGATCGTTAAACGTATAATCTTTACCATATATTAATTGCTGTCCGTTTATGTAAACCTGTACAGCAGTATCACTAGGACTATTAACATTAAATATCTTTGACAATGCAAAGAAGTTATTTTCTGCATCTGTAATTTCAGAAACAAACCTAGACGATCCAGTATACGGAACCATGTCTGAGAAATAGTAAGGCATAGACGTAGTCTTATCCTTATTCATTTCAGTTAAAATTAGATCAACATGTTCCTTTATAGGACCACTAAATCCTAAATCTGTTGCGTGTTGAATGAAGGACCTTTTAAATTTACCGTATTCACGTCTTGCATATTTTACTGCTTTAACAACATTTGCATCTTTATCAACAATATGATATAGCGGCAAGTTTAACGGTGAACTATGTTTTACTATTCTTTTTCCGTAAGTTGATAGACTTTTTAAATCTCTTAGATTGCTATTCCCAGGATAAATGCCGTTAAAATTATTTACTTCCTCGACAATTGTTCCAACATGGTCGTTTACTTCTCCTAGAGTAAATTCAGTTATATCAACATTTAATGGATTTCTTTCTAAGTTACTAGCAATTTCGTATTTTCCGTTTTCTGTTTTTTCAGCAACAGATCGTGTTTTAATAATAACTCGTTGTCCTAATTCAAGATCTTTATTAAATTTAATTATTAAATTTTCATTAGGATCTATAGAAGTTGTATAATCGACATCCTCAAATTTTAAAGAATTATCTACAAACACTCTTAGCCACAGGTCTTCTAACAAACCACTTCTTTCATAAGTATCTACTGTAAAGAATGTTCTAGTATTATCGTTAACATACTGTCTAATAACAGACTGTGTACTATCAGTAGTTGCCTTGGTCCATCCGTTTAAAATTTCAAAACCTTCTCTTGAATTATATTTTCTAATATAACCTTCTTTAACCGAAGCTGTTATAGGTAAGTCTCCTACATTAGCATAAGTTAATGTATCAAAAGATAAATCATATTCAAATACAATATCACCAACATTTTCAATATTTCTATATGTTAACGGAAATCCTAATTCGCTATCGTTTAACCCTTGGCCTACTTTATAAGAAAATAATTCAGTGCCTTTAAATGTAGTAGATTCAAATTCATTTTCGTCTGAATAACTTGTTCCGGATTCATTGAAAATATCAAATAACGGTGACTGATTTAAATTTAACTTTTGTTGTGTTAATTTCCACTCAGAACCGTTAAACCAAAGCATTTTACCTTTAAAATCTGTACCCTGTTTACAGAGTACAACTTCATTTAACAATGGTAAGCTATCAGAAGTTTCCTTAAATGTAATTTGTCTACGATTTTGAAAATTAATAAATTCAACTTCAAAAATCTTACCATAGACTAGAGGATCACTGTCAGCAGTAAACAAAACTCTCATACCATTAGATAGATCTACATCATCGATATTATAGCCTTCAGTTCCTTCAATAATACTAAAAACATCTTTAGTAAAATTATCTACTAAATCGATACTCTTTTTAACTTCTGTTCCGTAATTAAATAATTTTAAGTTAGGTTCAAATTCAATAATAGGTCGTGTTGCTCTTGCACTTTGATCTAGTTCGAGGGGTTGATTATTAATTTCTGCACTTTTTTCAATTACACTTCTATGAAACCAACGATTATATTTTGACCACAAATTTCCATCTTGACTTGCTCTATTAATTGTAATATAATCTTTGTTAGCAGGATATCCAATTGCTTCTGAATACGGAAATTCGTCAAATCCTTCGTTATCAAATTCTACAATTAAATCTGAGGTATACGAACTAGGAACATTAAGATCTTCTTCTGATTTAAGAACTATGCTGTCTCCAACTCCTTCTACATACCAAAAACCTGTTGAATATTTTTCAGGAGTAACATTTCCGATAAATTCTATTTTCATTCCATTAGAAAGTTCAATACCTGTTTCTGTTTTGTAAGTCTTTGTTCCTAATATTTCTTCTTCTACATTAATAGAGGTTGCTTCGTTAATGTCAAGAACATTTATAACATTACTTGCATATAAATCGTTATCAGACATATAATAAATTAAATCAGGTGTACTTTGATCTAGTGTAACTTCAATTGTCCCTTTTTCTACTCCGTTACTACTTACTACTCCTGTTAAATTAAAGGCTGTATCTAAATCCCATAAATCTAAATTTAACTCTAGGCCAGATACATGTTCCGAGTTACAAATATAGATTCCGCCATTAAAATTAATTATTTCACCCTTAACATACAAAAAATTAGGTCTATAAATTGGCGCTGTTGATTTCCTAGATCTAAAGGATAAAGGATTACCAGGGGTGTCAATTTCAAATTTGTATGTAATGCCTCTAAACAAGGTTAAAACAGGATTTTGTGTAAGTCCATCCGGTGTGAATACGTATCCGTAGTTCTCACCATTATTAACTGCGGTAACTTTAATAGTTTTTACTACATTGTCTTTTTCGCCTGCAATTTGTATAGGTCGCGGACCAGTAGGTAACCAATAGTATTCTCTAAAGTTAGTAAACTTATCAAAATCGATATTAGGGCTCCAAGCATAGTATTCTTGTCTATTCAATAAGCTATGGTCAGACACGCTGCCACCTAACGAATTTAATTGATTAATATAATCGTTATAATCGCCATAAAAATCTATATTCCCTAACGAATCTTTTACAACCGAAGCAGGCTCAAATTGATAGTCTTCTCTTTGTTTAGAAACATCGCCAATATAAAAATCAGTTGTTTGAAATCCTTTGGCTTCTTTTTGACCATAATAGCCATTAAGTTTTTCTGCAGAGCCAGGTTGAATTAGTTGATCAATTGTGCTAGAAAGGAATTTATTATTAACTCTAGTTCTAAAATATCTAGGTAAATGATCTGAACTTCTGCGTCTGTCATTATCTCCAATAGGAAGATTCGTAGGATTTTGATCGTTATTATATGCCATTAGTAACTAAGGCCTCCATTAGTTGACGTTGAAGTCGATGCACCGCTTTGGATGCCTGTATTAGCAGCAGTAACACTCGTAACAACTGCACCTTGTGACTTTAATCTACCAGCAGTAATAGCATCTATTACTTCTACATCCGACACTGTTGCACTACTAATAAAAATTTCATCTGACTCTGATTTAATTTCTTGTAAAGATCCATATGTTTGATCTTCTTGTACTGGCACAATAACAAACGTAACAAGGTTTGGTGACAATTGACTCATTACATATGTAGATAATTCTGAAAAATAGAACCTATCTCCGAAGTCCCAATTATCAAGTGAAAAGAATTTATTTATTGCACTAATAACTTTTGATTTTACTTCGTTATCGTTTAACACTAATTTAGGATTTTTTACAATTTTAAATGTTGCTTGCAAGTCTTCTTTCGCCTTTGATCCGAAAAGTACTTTGTACTTAACTGGATGATAGATAATTTCGTCACTTAATGATTTAATTTTATTTAAGTTAGCAGAGTAGCTAATATACAAATCGTCACTGCTAGGAGGCAATGGTTTACTATCTAAATCGCCATCTAACCACTGTCTGTACAATGTATCATAACCTCTAGTTAACAGATATGTATCGATAATATTACTTGCACTAGGGTCAATTCTACTTTCTTGATCAGCGGAATGAACATACTGAAACTTTAATCCGTCTCTACCAATAAATGCTTTATAATCAGTAGTAATAGTTAACGTTGTAGTTGTTTCGTTATATATTTCAAAAATATCTTCTTCTAAATAATATAAAATATCACCGTCATCATATTTGCTTAACGAGCCTCTATTAGACTTTGAAAGTAGTATAAGTGCATTAGGATCTCTAAAAATATTATTTTTGTTTTCGTATAAAAAGTCTTCAACACCATCTGAAGATACTTTTTTCTTTAAAAATACTAGTTTTTCAGTTATATTATCAGAACTAATATTAACTTCGTCTACTATATCATCAAATATTTCAGGATTATCTACAACACCGTCGTCGTCTTCGTCAAAGAAACTTACTTGTATTTTTTTACTATCAATATACCCTTCGGCATCTCTGTATTCTTCAACAATTTCCCAAAGATAGTCAGTATTAAAAGGAACTGATTCTGTGGGTTTATTATTAATGTTTAATACATTTATTTTATCTTTTACAACTCTTCCAGTACGATTGTTATAAATTTTATCACTACTATCGTAATAGAATCTTATGTCCTTGTCACTTTCAAATATGTAACGTAGGCCGCGATATGTAATGGTGTAGTTTTCTCCGTCAGTATTAAATTTTAAAATCCAACTTGCATCTAACTGTTGGCCTGCTGTGCTACCAGTTTTACCTGTACTAAACTCACTATTTGCTGCTAAGTTATTTTCTGTAATTAGGCGCCATTCTCCGTCGGTTCTTGAATATCTCAATCCGAATGTTTTGTAAGAAAATATTTGAGCAGTAATCTGTGCTTGGACATCTGGTGTAAGAGTTGTCGGAAGTGGGGTTCTAATTTCAATTAATTTTGATCCTGTAGGAATGCTATCGTTAATGGTAATTGGGCCAGCATCGCTTTCTTGAATTTCAGTACCGTCTCCTATAACTGTTATAACCTTTACCCATTTATATGTTGATCCGCCTCTATAATCTGGTTCGCCTAGTTCAAGTTTGCCGTTTAAGAAGTGATATCCTTCTGGTGGAATATACTTTAATAAACTATTTGGTTTAACAAATTTCATGTTAGATCCGGTAAATGATCCTATTTTAACAAGAACGCCCGCAGCGTTAGACATTCTACCAGTAAAATTATTAGTATCTTCAGTAGTTTGTGTCCAAACTGCTCCTAAATCTTCAACTAATAATTTAGGAAATGTATTGTAATAATAATTTCGAACTTTAATGCTAGACAATATAGGTTCAATAGTGTTAAGTATCTGTCCTTCAATGTCTGTAAGAGTTTCAAACGAGAAGCCTGTTTTTAATGTTAAAAAATCTTTATAAACTGCGCCGTCTGTACCAAAAAGATTCGTAGTACTATATTTTCCAGTAGAATCAACTAAGTCAAAATATCTACTAATACCACTTGACACTCTGTTTACACTTTTTGCTTTAACTATTTCTTGACTCACAGCAAGTGGGCCTAGTTGATAATCTTCTCCAGTTATCATTCTATTTTGTGTATAATATGTACTAGGAGCATTTTTCTTAATGCTTGCATTAGTTTCTGATATTGTTGCATTGTCAACAGTATATTTTAATTCAAGAGTAATTGTTATAGTTTCAGCTTTACCTGCTTTTGATACATATGGAATACGTACAGCAATACCACGTAAACTGTCTGGTGTAATTATAAGTCTTTGATTTTTACTAGAACGGTAGTATACACGGAAATTTCCTTGCGGTAAATTACCAAATGTACCATCTGAAAAGATTAAACTAATTCGGTCTTCAATGCGTGTTAATATACTATAAATATTTCTAATGCTTTTATTTAAACTATTATAAATTACATTGTTACCTTCAACTGCATCTACCTTTGTCCAAAGTTCTTGCTCATTTCCAATACTATCTAAGTTATATAACCAAACATCTGACTGATTAATGTTTCTTGCATCAATTGCTACAACTTGACTTGTGCTAGGATTTGTTACATTAAACTGTCCAGTGTCAATTTTTCCTTGTCTAAAGTGTGTAAAGAATCCAGTATTCGAACTCGCAATGCCTCTGCCATCGTCTCTGTAAAGGAATGCAAAGTTATTACCAGGGAACGGTGGCTCTTCGTATATTTCATTATCATTTATATCTGTCGAAACAACTTCAAATGCAACACTTTTGCCGTCAACTGTTTTTGAGAAACTATACACAGGAATTTCGTTGTTAGTTGAATTCATACGGTATTGTTCTGTTGGAACTCCGGAAATTTCTTCTGATTTTACAGGTCTTCCAAAAGTACCATTAACAGGTAACGACGAATTCATTACTCTAATAAATTGTTCATACCAATCAGGATTTGAAGAATCGTTCCATTGAATTGTTTGATTCTGAAGGTTAATTCCATTTGAATCAACTAGTTCTTCAGTTGTACTAACTGCTTCAATTTTTAAAAGCCCGTTTGCTGCTTGGTTACGCTTAGGATTATAAGAAAGTAATCTTGCTAAACGTAGTACACTCTCACGGCGTTCTGCTAGTTCTAGGAAATTTTCTCTAGCATTTAGATCAATACGGAATGCAATATTTTGACCTAAAAATGCAATCATATCAATTAGCGCAAGATATTCACTTGACTCAATATAATCATTAAAATCTTCTGGATAGTTTTCACGCAAGTAAGAGACCATTGTGCGTCTTAGATTGTCAAAATCGTAAGACTTAAAGTCTGCATTACGGAAACTTTGATAGACACGTTTCCAATCTTCTGCTAGTAATAATCTATTTTGTCTATCTGTAGATGACATGCTGTTTTCCTCGTTACAATGTATTTATTTTATTATATTATGTGCGTAGTTTATTTTATGATAAAAATCCAGCATTTTCATCAAATTTTAGTTTCATATTTTCAGAAATATTATAGGGTAGATAACTTAGTGTACATTCAATTTGTATTCCGCTTTCGTATGTAGATATTATAATATTATCAACATTTACTCGAGGATCATAATTAATAAGTCTTGAAACATTTTTAGTAATAGCGTCACGAAGTTGATCAGTTAACGGCTCAAATAATACATCCCAAATAATAGTTCCAAACTCAGGATCACTTAGTTTTTCACCTTGACGAATATGAAAGTGGTTAATAATATCTTGTTTAATAAGTGCAATATCATATAGTACCCATTCGGTTGCATCAGGGTCAACTGTGCTAATTCCCCTGTATGCTCTCGATTCTGGAATAGGAGACTGGGACTGATTACCAGGAACTACTATTTGTTTGTAAATGCTCTTTTCTTGTGTGCTCATATCATATTTACCCTTATGTTAACTCGTAATAGTCGCCGTCTCTATTAACTGTATACGTTTGTCCATTTCCTAATGTAATTTGAGATCCGTCTGAGTATTTTCCATCAGCAACATCGTTAAGTATTTTTACATCAATAACAGGATCAATTCCTTCAAACGGATCAGCAGAGTCTGTAATAGTTGTAGGTCTCGGAGTTTGACCTTTTGCCAACGTAGTTCGTAAATTAAGTAAACTACCAACTGCTCCTATTGTTTGAGATATTGCAGATCCAGTAATACTATTTGTAATATTGCTTAATGCGCCTGGACTTGCTATACTGTCAATTGCACCGACAATCGATTGTCCTACGCTATGTGTAATTTGAGAGGCAGATTCTGCTACAGAATTTACTAAGTTTCCGACACTAAACTGTCCTACGCTTTCTTGTACTCCGCCAAGTGCATTACCTACATTTTTAGGAACACCTGGTATCGAAGCATTAGGAGTAGATACTACTCCGTCTGTAGGAGGAGCAGCAGGTGCTTCTGCTGCTTCTGGAGGAGCAGTATTTGGTTGAGCGCCAGCTTCGCGTGTTGTATTTTGTCTAAATGTATCAGGTGTTACAGCAGTAGTGTTGAACAAATTTTCGTGCCCACTCCAAGGTTCGTGCAAGGGAACTCTTGCGCTTGGTATAGCCGCTGTCGGAGCTGTAGGCGATGCAGAACTATGTGATCCAAGTATTTGATCATCACTTCCTGGGCGATCTGTCCAAGATGAACCTGCACTAGTTCCATTAACACTTCCTGCTGACAGAGAACCTGTGTTTGTATTTGCACTTATTATTGCATTGCCGTTTACATCTAAATTTTTCATATTTGTATCAGGAGTATCTAAGTTTACACTGCCCGGAGCAGTTACGTTTGTATCGCCGGCTGCTTTTAAATTAATATCTGCTCCTGCTTCAATATTAACATTAGCACCGGCCTTCATATTAATGTCTGCTTCACTATGTACACTAATACTGTCTTGTGCATAAATGTCAATTTTTCCGTTTGCAGTTAATTCAATCCAAGTAGTGCCTCGTGCATTAGCAATATAAATTAAATCTTCAGTATTATGAAGTAAAATTTGATGACCCGTTCTTGTTCTTAAACGTACTAGTTCATTATGAGGAAGTGTAGGATCGCCGTCTGTTTCTCCAGCTTCGGCATTTGCATACACAGGAGGTCCGTCTTTTGCTGGAGTTTTACGCAACAATGTAGCATCACCGTCATCAAACACTAAACTACTGCCGCCTAATCTATTTTGAGGCATAGGAGTTTGTGCAAAATTTTCTCCGTAATTAACTCTAGGTGCACCTGGGCGCCTGTCTTGTGGTCCTGGACTACTAAATCCAGTAACTGCGCTAGGAACTTCTCTTCTAGAACTAGTACTTGTTACACCCCTTATTTCGTCATCAATTAAACCTTGTGTAGTTAACACATCAATAGCATCTTGATTTGCTGGTTTTACAAATTGTGTACTATTTCTGCCAGTACCGTCTTCGGTTCGTTTATTGTATTCTACAACAGGCAATTTTCTAGACTGATCAGAATCATTGTATGTACTGGAAACAAACGGATCAGGAGTCATAATATTTGTGTGGTCTTCAGGAATACAACCAATCCAAAATGCTGTGCCGCCTTCTGCAAAAATTACAAGAACCTTTGCACCAACATCTGGAGGAACTCCCCACCAGCCGTAGCTGCGTTGACTACTTATGTGGCTTTCATTATCAGTTGTTCCTTGCAGTGATGTTATTCCGTAAAACGGGCTAAGATATTTTGCTACAATAATCTGACCTGGTGCATTTGTAGACTGTCCTGAATTTGATGATGTTAAAAGTTCTACTTCAAGGTTTCCCATATATGTAGTATCTAGATGATTTCTAACAATAGCAATTTTAGGCTGCGAAGGAAACTGCTCCTTAGTGCCGCTTTGACTTGTTCTTTCTACTTGATTTTTATTAACTTTATCCATTGCTATCCTATTTCCAGGTTAAGTTCTTCCTGTTGCTCGATTTGCTCTTGCCAAATACGCATTATGTTGTTCTTCGAAATCGGCATTAACTTGTGCATCAGTACGATTATCTGATGGTATTGTAGGCGCAGCGCCACTAACCGACGACGATATATTTCCAACAACATCAGTTGCAGCAGAATCTAATGCTGCAACACCATTTGCTACTGCTCCGCCTATACCTTGTGTTAATGTTGCACCTAATTGATCAATTTGACCTTGTATATCGTCAATAGCGCCCTGAAATGCAGCAACAGGCGAAGATATTAACGGCGATATAATAGCATCAAGTCCCTTTTCAATGATACTTTCTATAGAAATATCAATAGGCGATATACCTGTATCTTCTGGTTGATTTCTTCTTCTAATTGTTTTTAATTTTTGTGTAAATCTATTCTCACTCCAAGAATTAGTAACTTCTATTACTTGATACAGACCACTGAATGCACCAACAGCTTTAGTGCCGCCTGCTGGAAATTTCATAAACCCAGGATCTCGTATATCTACAGGAGTTCTAAAATTTATTAGAATATCTACTTCTCCGCTTTGATAGTCCATCGACCCGTCACTATTTAAATTAATACTACCTGTAGGAGATGCACTGTAATTTCCCATTCCGCTATCTGTAATATAATACGGATCTCCCCAAATTTCAAAGTCAATACCTACTAAATCAGTTTCACTATTTACAATTGCGTCATTAAATGTTCTTGCAACTGCATTCTCAGGATGATTTTGCGGTCCTGACCCAGCTTCGCCTGTGTTTGTAGTAGGAACAGGTCTAGTAGCAGATATACCTGATGTTGATGAATTAGTACTGTTGCCTGGTGATGCACCGTGTACAGGAGATTCTGGATTTATAACTAATCCGTTTGCGCCAAGTGTAATTTGATTAGCATTTAATTGTCCGAAATCACCATTTAATGCTGTAAAAAATGCAGCGTTAATATTAATATTAAAATCTATAATATCATCATTCTCACCAGTATATAAGTAGTCATATTCTTTAACAGCTTGGCGTCTTAAATTTAGGTATCCTGGCGGGGCAGATGTAGGAGATGTAAATCTAGCTACGTGATTTTGAAAAGGCATAACTTTGTATACATAAACTTTTGCGCCTTCACCGGTTGCAGCAACATTTGAGTTTCCTGGAATTAAAAATACATCACTTTCAATTCTAAACCAAGTTTTCATACCATTAGCATCTGGTTGCTCAGTTACAAAATTTCTTGCATATTCTGAAAGTAATATAACCTCTTCTATTATGTTTTGTACTCTAGTTCCTTGAGCAAAATTAATTCGTCTACCTTCGTCACTTATTTGTATATTTCCGCGTTGAAAAATTCCCGGAGCATTTTCTTTATCTTCAACAAATCCTGGACGGCCGAAGTACTGAGTTCCTTGGTCTAAGTAACTCTTGACAATTTTACTTTGACCTATGGCGTTTATGTTTTCTTCACTTTCTGCAGACTCTCTAATAGACTCGCCTACTTGGCTACGTGTTACAACAATGCCTAATACTTTGCTAATTTCTGCATCAAAATCTGCAGGAACTTCGCCGCCTTCGACGCCAGTTAACTGATCATAAAGTTTTTGATTTCTGTCTTCTTCGCCTCCAGCGCCTTCAGTTCCGGGTTCAGCAGCAGACGCAGTAGTTGCCCCTTGTAATGCTTGTGTTGCAGCACCTAGCGGAGAACTTGATGCGCTAGACATGCTTTTAGGAAACATAATAACATATTCGTCTGCAACTGGTTTGTTACCTGCTTGAACTTGTTCTTGTTCTCTTGTATTTAAAATAGTAGAAAGGCTCTGTGGACCAGTTTGTAAAAGTTCTGCTATCGTTGCACCTTGTATATCTACTGTTACTGGAGTCATTTGTACTTCGTCTGACATTGCAATTTCATGATAAGGTATAGCTTCAACAAAATAAGAACTACCAGCTTCGGTAACATCAAACTCAACGTTTGATAATTTTAATGGAAACATTCTAGTAGATCTAGCATCTTTAACAGAACGCCCACTATCGTCATAACCGATAAATTCTACTTGTAACAAATACACTGCTTCTAAATAATTTGTATACCCTGCCTTTGCAGCAGCAATATGTAGAGATTGTAAAAATAAACCCATACTATACGGTTCAGTAACATTAAAACTAATTGTAGTAGCATTTGTCTGTTGTGTTTTACTGTTGGGCGTTACAAGACATATAATATCAACATCTTCAATAAAGTATTCGCCGGTAATTCCAGCAGCACGTTCTAAAGAAGTTTTTACTTGGTCATTTCCTGTTCCGCCAGATTTTATTATTGTTACATCTGGGCCTTTGGACCTATATGTAGAGTTTGGAGAGTTATAAGTTGTTTTACTTACAGCACCAAAAGTAAAAATATTATTATAGCTTGCAAATTTACGTAAAGAGTTAGGTTGTAAACCGATAGGTCCGCCGCCGAGGCCGCCAAACAAGCCGCCTAACGCACCACCAATTGCATCATTTAGTGCACCACCAATTGCATTTCCTATTGCAGCACCTGGATTAGAAATAAACGAATCAATCGCGGTAACTGCACCTCGTGCAGAGTCTGCTGTGCCTGCAAGAGCTCTTCCTAAAGGATCTAAAGAGATATTTGGAGACATTGGTAGTGGCTGACTAAGTGCATTACCTAACTGATCAGACGCCTCTCCAAGATCTTGTCCTGCTTGAGACAGTCTAGCTTCTAAATTTTGTGGTAAAAAAGGCACTGTGTTAGCCTCCTAACTTTGATGTAATATTTCGTTCTTTAGGCAAGTATATTTTTGTGCCAGGTCTAAAATCATATACAGGATCTTTTAAAACATTCATATTTCTTTGAGCAAAAACCCACCAATAACGCCTATCACCGTACAAGTCGTAAGCTAATAAGTCTGGTCTGTAAGTATACTGCGATTCAATTTCATATAAAATATCATCGTTTTCTGCAGGCACAGGTCTAATATTTAAAATTCCTAAATACTGTCCGTTAACTTGCCTAGTGTCTTTATAAGGACTTTTATCGTCATAATTAGCCATTAAATGTACCCGTCTCCGCCTAAAATATATCCGCCGTTAACGAATTTATCAAGACTAAACTTATTAACCTTGTCTCTACTGTATGCAGGAACCATCGAAACCGAAATTTCAGACTTAGTTGGAGCATAAGATCCGTTAAATCCAACACTAGCAGGTATATAGTCTACATCAGAGGGCAACGTAACGTTAAAATTTTGAATAACTACTGGTACATTATTAAAAACATAATCACCGTAGCCATTAAGCTTTGTTACTGGTGGAGGAGATCCTTTATTTGCACTGTCACCATACGCCATTTTAGTTATACTTCTTAAAAAATGTACTGCGGCGATCCAATATTCAGCTTCTTTTGAATTCTCTACTGTAAATTCTCCTGTAATTGTAAATGCATCTACAGACGAATTGCTATAAATTTGAAAAGGATAATTACTATGTGTAGGTGTTAGTGCGCTATAGTTAGCACTATGTGTAATAAACACTTGCGGAG